TATATTAGTTCCTTTTTGAATACTAGCTACTTCTATGATATCTTTACCACCCATATTAAGGTTACCTGTCATTGGAACAGTACCATCAGACTTAAAATCTCCATCACTTCCTGTTGCTACAATAGTCCATACTGAAAGGTCATTCGCATCGGCTAACTCCCATTCTTTTCCTGTGCCATCAATAACTCTCTGATAGTGATGCCTTTGATTAATAGGTATATCTTCCTTTGTAGTATACTTATTACTTCCACCTACAAAATCAGTATCTCTAGTTGGAGCAGGCTTTCTTATTTCTAAATTATCGTTTCTTATTAGTGTCATTTAAGTTGATTTTAATAAAAAGTTTACACTAACTTGTGATTTCCATCCACTCATATATATTGTGTACACTTCTCCGTTTACAGTTACATCTCCTTTGTTTTCTATGAATTGATTTGTTCCTATAGAGCTTCCATTATTAACATCTGTAGTATCTTCCCATTTGATAAATACAGCACTCTCTGCTTTATGTACAGCTACCCAAAAATAATCACTATTTGTAGAATTAGGATTGAAAATATAATTTGGCTTTGTTATTACTTTACTCATAGTTCCTGCTAAAATTTCAGCATCATCAGGAATTGTTCCTGTAGTATTTAATCCTACGTAAGATGATTTGGATTCTATATTAAATGTAACAGTATTACTATTTCCACTTTCACTATTGGTATTAAAAGCTCTAAGAACTATATTATACGTCCCCGGTGCTAAAGCAGGTAAATGTCCATTATCTACATCTCCGAAAGTAGCTAGATATGTGCCATTTGTTAAATATGCTTTATAACCTGTTGCACCTGTGGTTTTAGTCCATGATAGCATAATCAAATTTGGTCCGGTAACTGAATATGTTAAATTAGTTGGAGGAGGTAATCTATAAGATTCAGGTTTCCCAAATCCTTCTATTTCCCCATTAAAAGAAACATACTCCTCCATAGAGGCTGAATCACTCAAAGAAGTGAAATAACCAAAACCGCTATTAGTTTCGCCTCCTTCACTACTCCTTATTTCCCACTCAATCTTACTCCTGCTTCTTTTAAGAGTTTTTATTGAGGCATAAGTGATAACTGTTCCCCCTCTGTCCTCTGTATCTAAAACCCCACTAAAACTTATGCTATAAGATTGTAAGGTAGGAATAGAACTCTGCCATCCATCGGTATTTTCCCGGGTAGTTGAATTTAGCATTTCTACATTTTCAGAAAAACTATTTTCAGTTAAACATCCTACAGGATAGAAATCTGTACCTACTTTTATGTAAAGTAATTTATATGTTCCATTTTGTTTTCCCATACTGTAAAGATATTATTTTTTAACCAACTATTGTCGGCTTCACCACATTTCCATAATCCAAAGTAAATTCATAATCTAAATCTGGGAGCTCTGCATTAAATATTTCCCTTAATTTTAACGAGGTTATATTTCTTAAAGTGTCATAAGAGTAACCTATAATCATCCATTTACCTTGTAATCCATCAATACTTATAACACTCAAATAATCAATGTAACCAAAAATATCACCACTAAAAACTCTTGAAGGTGTTGGGTTCATTCTCATCATTTCCTCTCCCATTATTTGAAGTATCGGCTTTGCCTCTGTAATCCCTTTTCTTTTCCAATCTGTCGTTGGTATATTTTGTACATTTAACCAATTTTCATATAATGTTCCTGCATAAGAGGCTCCATCATTATCTCCTGAAATAACCTCCTTTACTGTATCAACTCTTGCGCTTGGCTTGGTTAATCTTTGAAAATCATGAAATTCACCCTGCTCTCTTCCTTCTATAGATAAACTCAAAGCTGATTTTTTAACATCAAAATAACCACCATGGTAAGGCGCATTTCTTATATTAGGCTCAAAAATCATAACATGAATATCTCCGTCATCAGGTACTCTAGGAGTAACAACTTCAAACATATAATCTCCCGAAGTTTTTGCTTTTAACTTAAATACACTATAAGAGCTTGCGTTCATTGTAGAATCCCACTCATTATTTTTATCTAACCAATAAGTATTTGTAGCTGTAGTTAGAATTACTCTGAATTTAAAAGTATCATCTAATGAATCTATATATAAACTATATCCTTTATGAAATCCTGATAAAGAAAAAACTACCTGATCATCTTTTTTAAATGTAATCCCAACATTTGAGGACAATAAATCAATTTCTAAATCATTTGCATGCCCAATAAGCCTCATTTTGCCACATAATTTTCCTGAAACATAATCTGGAAAAGTTATAACTCCTGCTTTATGAATAGTCCATCCGTCAATAGTAGCTCCATCATCTGTGCAAAAGGTGTTATTTTCAATTAAAGATCCGCCTATCCTATATTTATAATAAATCCTATATGCTCCTATACTATTTTGTATTGAAATTGATTGATTTACATTTATAAAAGGAACAGGAATATTATTTATATCGCTGCCTATTATTTTTCCTAAATCTTTTACAATATGAGGTAACCCTCCTGCTCCTCCAAAATAATATCTCTGAATAAAATCTATATTATGATTATCTACAAAAACATTCGGCTTATAAACGTACCAATATCCATCTAATGAGGTTATACAAGCTCCATAAATCTTTAATACGCTTCTTATAACTGTATCGCAATCGGCATAAGTCAAACCATCATCTTTTATATACCTATCTGTATTTATATAAACTTCATCTAATATGGATGAATTTTCACTAATTCCTAAGTAAAAAATAGGAATATTATATAAAATATTTTGTTGTAACCCTGTTCTTAATAGCGCTGTAGCTAAAACTTTCATCTGAGACATCATCTCATTAATAGGAAATCCATTATCATCTACAAAAGCCAAATCTTTTAAATATCCTAAACCATCAATACAATCAAAACTGACAACCCAATGATCTTTAACATAATCCTCGAACCATCCTTCCGGGTTAATCCATCCATTGAATTTTAAAACAGAATTCCTGTAATATTTTACATTGATTGTTTTTTGCTCTTCTGTAGATAAATCTCTAAAATCTAAAGTAGGGTCAGCTTCTAATTCAATTCTTAACCCGGCTCCTCTAATCACTTCTAATGGATTATCGGTGTCTGAGTAGGTAAGAGTAGCAGAACCTTTAATATCTATAACAGAACCACTATAAGAATCATCGTATAGCTCAACTTTATGATCTATATTGATAGTGTCTTTGTATTGTATTAAATATTTTATTGCCATTATCCTTCTAAATTAAGACTACCACCTAATGATCTGTTACGAGCTAAAGTGTTTTGTAGTACGCCTACTAGCTTACTCCCCTGTATTTCAAAAACGTATGTTCCACCTCCTCCAGCTCCGCTATTAGCATATGTTACTGAGGAGCCACTACTTCCCACTCCTGCTGTATCGCCTGAATATCCGCCTGTGCTACCTGTATTTGCATAACTTCCCATTGCTCCACCTACTGCCGTCATTGCTAATCCTACTGCTATCGCTGCGGCTCCTGCGGCAATTCCAGCTCCCGGAATCCATGTTGCCTCATCTAAAACACCTTTTGCTATTGCTAAAACCCCGTATTCAATCAACATAGCTCCCATATCACTTAAAAAAGAACCAAAAGCAGCTTTTAAAGAATCTCCCATTGCTTCTATAACATTTCCACCTGTAGCTAAAGCCTCTCCAATAGCATTTCCAATTCCTGCAAAAGCATTTGAAACATTATTTACAACAAGCATATCAATATTTGTAGCGAAATCTTTTGTAAATTTCTCAATATCTGCCATCCATGTTTCATAAAGACTCATGGTTTCATCTAAATTATTTTTTACCTCCTCTGTATTTACTTTTGGAGTAGGGAGCCATTCGGGAGTATTTGCGATTAACTCTGCATATATTTTTGTAAACTCATTACTAAAAATTTTGCTTTTATCTAATTGACTACTAAAGAAATCTGAACCGCTATTTTTTGCTTTTTTAAAAGCCTTATCTATTTCAGGAATTACAACCGTAACACCTGCTAGCTCCTCATTAAATTTAGCTAGTGAAATTTGTGCTCCTAAAAATTCATTATTAATATCATTAGCTGATTTTCTTAATTCTGCTAATTTTTTTAAATCATCCTTAGAAGGATCGAAAAATGCATCTGTAACTTCTGCTTTTTTAAATGCTTCAAATGCTTGGATTGCAGCATCTCTTTTTTTCTTTAGTAAATCTACATTATCCTGTAAACCCTGAGCTTCTTTCCTATTTAATTTATCAATATCTTTTCCAACTAAAGACCATAATGTTTGAAGTCCTTTTATTGCTTTTGTATGCTGAGATAGTATTAATTGTTTTTGCTCTAATTCATCAAGTTTATCAAGGTAATTTTGAAGTTCTGTATTTCCTAATCCAATCGCTTCTGAAATATCATCCCAATTAGCAATGATTATACCTAAACCAACAACTAAAGCACCTATTCCTGTGCTAATTAAAGCAGTTTTCATTGCTGCTCCTCCAATTTTAGCAGCTTTACTTAAATTAATAAATTCACTGCCTAATCCATGAGTTTTATTGTCTAGCTCCTGCATAGCATTAGAATTAACTTTAATTCCTTTAGCTAAAGAATCTGAGCCTTTTGCTGCTTTTTTAAAAGATCCGCTTGATTTATTGCTAAAATCTTTTATCTTTTTTTCTGCCTCTGTAAGATTCTTTTGAAGTTCTTTTATTTCGGCTGTAATTTCAATATAAAGTTTATTATCATCAGCCATTGTTATCTAGTTTAGATTTTTCATTATAGTATTTTTCCTGAGCAGCTTTTATCTTACTCTTCATGCTATCGGTTATATTCCCCTTTTTACCTGCTCCTATTTTCCAAAAAGAATCTATATTTCTCTTCATCTTTTTAGGGTCTTGATGAGGTGCTATATAAGTTATCCATGCCAACTCCCTAACTAAACGAACCTGATTTTCTGACTCCCTTTTCCACGAATGTAATCTAATCCTGTATTCTGCCCACGTCATATTGTAAACATAATCCAAGCTAGGACATTTTAACTCTCCTATGGAAAAGGAAATTACATCACTTGCCCAATCTATTTTTTTTTTGGCTCATCAGTTTTTTCCTCTTCTGAATCATCGGTGTTTGGAACATCTTTAGTAAAGCTCTCTGTAAGTTTTGACTGAAAAGATAAAGCTTGTTTACTGAAAATACCTCCATTATTATCTAGGAAATCTATAAACTCCCTTTGGTTCATCCCTAAATTAATATTGTTGTCCTCAGCGTAATATTTCGCTGAGAAAAACATAATTATAGGAGTATATTTAAAAGGGTTTTTTGTCATTTTAGAACCTAGATCACCTATTGAAATATCTAAAAATTCCAATAGTTCGCCTATGAATCCCAAACCAAAAGAGAATCCAATCTCTTTTTGGTTAAATTTAATGGTCATTTTGTTTTTCATAACCATTAAGTAGGGTCAGTTGTAACAATAGCACCACTACCATCTAATGTTGCGCTAAAAGTAGCAAATTCATCACCTGCCGGAGCTGAAAGATTTAGAGCTGTAATAACTGCCGTTCCAAAATAACTTGAATTAGTAGTTAAACCTGTATCCATTTTCCATGTGATTGGTAAACCTGCATCAATAATCCCATTAAGGTAATCATGTGATGCCTTTGTAACCTCTGCGCCACTGGAAGTCGTATCTATGTAAATTCCTTCACAAGCAATATTGTATTCCATTGCTCCAACTCCTTTTTCAGTTACTCCCGGAGCACATTTTGTTTGTGCTGTAATTACTCCTCTAGTTTTGTCTAAAGAGTTGGAAGTCAAACATGCAATCGGGCGAAAAATAGTGCCATCATGAATGTATAATATTAAGTCCTCTCCTTTTATAAAGTCCATAGTATAATGATTTTAAATTAAAAATATAAATATACCCAAAGGTAATACTTTTTTCTATACAATATGAAACTCTAATCTTAGAAAGTTTCTAAATATATTTTCATTCTGAGTTGTTGTCGATAAATCGTTAGGAAAAGATTGTTTAGTAGTCAGTATTTTCAAGCCACTTGAAGGTGCTAAAACTAAATCTTTTGTCAGATCCTTAGCTGTATCTAAAATATCATCGGCTAAAACTCTACTTCCAGGGTTTCCCGGTAATTCATAACTCGTAATAATATCTAATAAAATATTACTTTCCCAATTCCACTCACATTTAGTCCCCTTATCCACTTCGTTTGACTGAGTAGTCATTAAAATATAGTGCATCGGAATAGCTTTATTCATATTCTTAGAAACTCTTGTATCAAAAATAGGTATTCCTATTCCATCAACTAAAACGTTGTTTAAAACGTCTGAAATTGCCTTTCTAATCCATTTATTCGGTAGTGATTTATTCATTATATTTTTTGATTAAAAATTGAATTTCGTTTTCCATATCCTTTTTATAAGTTTTACGCCCATGTACAAACGCGGGGTGCATAAAAGGATGAGGCTCTAAACCTTCTTTTAAGATATTCATAAAGATAAAATAAGCATTTTCAGGGTCAATCCCAACTCTCATACACCACTCCTCTATGCTTTTTAATCCTGAATCAAAATCATTTTTTCCATCGGCTCGCCCTCCTCCTTTGAACTTTAAAGCTATATCATGCCACTCAGCAGGAGGATCAACTTTTTTCCCTGTACCAAATTCCATAAATGCAGAATAATAAGCCTCTGAGGTTACTGTGTATTCGTGCTCATCGGTCTGCTTCCATTTGATACCTGTTTGTAAGAATCCCATATCTACAGGAGCCTTTCGTTTTGCCTCTGCTGTAATTTCTTTTGCCTTATTGATCAGATTTTCATCCACAACCTTATCTAATTCTTTTCTGAATTTTTCAAAGTGCTTATCTATTTTTTTACTGCCTGAAAATTTGACCTTAAATTTCATTATCTATTTTTTCAAAATCATAAGAAATAAGCCCCTCATTTGTTAATTGGTTTTTATCCAATTTAGCCACGCCCATAAAAATAATAGTGCTGTCGTTAAAATCTACATTTGTTGGAGAAGTGCTAATCGTATAATCCACCCCTCTGTATTTTACAAACATGGTATCTATATTGTAAAGCAAATCCCTTCTTTTCCTTACTGTGAATATTACGGTATTCTGAGGAGAAGTCAAACCAAATTCAGAAATATTATTTCTTTTCCCGGGTTGAAAAGTTTGCACATTTGCCCATGATTTTGTTATGAATTTAGTTTGGGTCTTGTAACCTCCATATCCATCGGGAACTGAGGTTACCTCCCATAAATCAATCCTTTTATTAAAACTTCT